GCCCTTAGGCCGTGAGCCTTGTCGATTCGAAACGAATCAGGACAAGTGCTGTATCCGGCTAGCTGTTGATATGCGGCCAGTGCTTCCCGCACTGCTGTTGCTGCTGCCTCCACTTGCTCGGGCCAATCACCGGCTAACAGCTCGGCCCGGTTAACGTTCCGCTTTTCTGCTGCCGCCAGATAGCAAACGTTGAGCTCGCGAATCCGGTCGACGTCGATCACCGGACACCCGGTGCCGTGGCCTAGCAGCACCCGGAACCCTGCGTTGCCACTGCTGCGCCGGTAGGACTGGCTGATCAGATGCTGTAGCCCGTACTCGTCGCTGAAATAGAGCTCGTCACCTGTTGCTGCCTCAAGGGCAGGGATTAGGCGCTTGCTGTAGCTCTTGCCGTTGTGCTTTTCGAGCACACCCACCAGAGCGGTTACGACGTCGTGCCTTGCTTGCTCGTCGGCCTGCTGTTGCATCACCACTTGTCGGGTGGTCAAGGTTTCGGCTGTTGTTGCTGTTGTCATGTTGTCTTCCTCTTGGGTAATTGTTTAAGGGCTGCTTTGAGGGCAGCAGGAAACCCCGAAGGGCTCCGGGCTGTCGTCAAATGAACTGAACCGGGCACACGTTGCAAACGGAGCTGATTGCCCGTTGTGCCAGCCAGCCGTCGCAAATGGCTTCCTCGGTGTCTGACACCAAGTCCGCCCATACGTACCAAGGCTCGCCGTCGGTATCACCGCAAGGATCCACTAACTCGTAGCAATGGTCCCCGGCTGGGTCCGTGCTTACTCGCACGGTGTAGCCCGTGTATTCCTCAAGTAGGCCTGAATAGGCCTGGACGCTATACGTCCTGTAGTCCGTGGCTGTGCTTTGCATCTTGGGTTCATCTCGTGATGCGGCGCTGGTCTGCGCTGCGGTTTCACTGTAACCCCCTGGGCCACGTTGTCACCCGCGGAGCATTGATTGCTGGTTGTGGGCGTTTCAGTTGGCCGGCGTGTGGATCAGGCAGCCAAGCCAACCCAGGCCAACCCAGCCAACAACAGCGCCCAGGGCCTGCGCACCTGTGTCCTATGCAGTTACGCAAAGCCTTGGATCCCTTGGCACCACTAGGTTGGCCAATGTTGGACAGGGCCCAGGTGGGCGTTTTGGCCAGCCGCAGGCGACCCCCAAGGGGGGAAGAGGCCTGAGGCCCTATAGCGGTAAGCCCCTCAAATTTTCCCAACTAAAACTTGGGGCAACTAAGCGACGTCCGCCGCGGTCTATAGGTGTCCTTAGGTGTCTATAGGTATCCATAGGTATTATTAGTATTGTACTAATAACAACTATCCTTAGTTCTCTTTAGTAATCCTTAGTTCTCTTTAGCCTTAGTTCACTTAAGTATCCTAAGGTTATGTACCGTTCTCCTTCGGAGAACTATTATCCTTAGGTATCTATAGGTTAACCTAAGGGGGAAGGTAGTATTTTTTTATTCTATAGTCATGCACACATTTGTACTACCGACCAAAGCTGCTACGGTGTAGTCGTTCTGCCCCTTTGATTGTCTTCGTTATGGCCTCCGATACTTCTGAGGTTCTTTCGGACCTGCATGCCGACCTTGCGTTACATCTCAAGTCCAGGCTTGACGATGGATCCATCAGCACATCTGAGCTGAACATCCTTCGTCAGTTCCTCAAAGACAACGGCATTTCAGCTCAACCTGTAGCTGGCACCAACTTTGGAGACCTGGTGGCGTCGTTACCTGACCTATCGAAAGTGGTACAGATGCCTCAGCGCCGCCTTGGGGTTGGCTGATGGCTGCAAAGGATTGGATCGGGTTACCAGAGCCGCTGTCGTCAGATTTCCGGTATTTCCTGGTTTTGGTATGGCGGCATTTGACCTTGCCGGATCCCACGCCAATTCAGCTGGACATTGCCAGCTACATGCAGCACGGTTCTAAGCGGCGCATTGTTGAAGCGTTCCGTGGGGTTGGTAAGTCATGGATGGCCGCGGCCTATGTGCTGTGGTTGTTGCGAGCAGACCCTCAAAAGAAAATCATGGTGGTATCAGCTTCCAAGACACGAGCTGATGACTTCACAATGTTTTGCATCAGGTTGATTCGAGAAATGCCAATGCTCCAGTGCTTGGAGCCAGATCGAGATGAACAACGAAGTGCTGTTAACCGTTTTGACGTTAGGCCATCAATTCCAGATCAAAGCCCTTCTGTCAAAGCCGTAGGCATTTTTGGTCAGCTCACAGGTTCTAGAGCTGACCTCATCCTTGCGGATGACGTTGAAACACCGACGACGTCGTGGTCTGTAGGGATGCGAGAGAAACTGCTGTCAGCTGTTGGTGAGTTCAACGCCATCTTGAAGCCTGGTGGCGAAATCATGTTTCTGGGTACGCCCCAGACCGAGGAGTCCATCTACAACAAGCTGGGTCAACGGGCGTACCAGGTGCGCATCTGGCCAGCTAGGTATCCCAAAAGCTTTGCTAAATATGGCGACGCATTGGCACCAGTCATTGCAGAGCTATGCCAAGAACAACCTGGGCAACCCACTGACCCTGGGCGTTTTAGCGAGATGGACTTGTTGGAACGGGAGACGTCGTACGGACGTTCAGCTTTTGCGTTGCAGTTTCAGCTAGACACCACGCTGAGTGATCAAGAACGCTTTCCGCTTAAGTTGGCAGACCTCATGGTCTTGGAAGTGTCTGACCATGCCCCAGAAAAGCTGGTGTGGAGTTCTGGCGCTGAGTATCGGATCAGTGATTTACCGGTAGTTGGCTTTAACGGTGACTACTACCACCGTCCGGCTTACATCCATGGCGACTGGCTGCCTTTTCAAGGTTGCGTCATGTTCATTGACCCGTCAGGACGAGGCTTAGACGAAACTGCTTACGCCGTTGTCGCTCATCTCAACGGCAATTTGTACTTGCTGGAATCAGGGGCATACCGAGAGGGCTACACAGAGCCCGTTCTGCAGGGCCTAGCAGCCGCTGCAAAGCGTCAAAAGGTCAACTTGATACTCCTAGAGGATCAGTTTGGCCAAGGCATGCTGGAGAGCCTCCTGAAGCCTTACCTGCAAACACAGCATCCATGCACCATTGAGACGGTTCGTTCCAATGTGCAAAAAGAACGGCGCATCATTGCCGCCTTGGAGCCTGTCTTGAACCAACATCGGTTGGTTGTCAGCCGTTCGGTCGTTGAAAAAGATGCCAGATCACGTGACGAGGAAGCTGTTGAAAAACGTTTGGCGTATCAGCTGTTTCATCAGCTCACACACCTCACCGTTGATCGTGGTTGCTTGGCTCATGACGACCGCCTAGACGCTTTAGCAGGTGCTGTTCAGTATTGGAACGAGTCTTTGGCTATTGACGAAGACCTTGCCATTAAAGAACGCAGGGCAGAGCTTTGGGATCTTGAACTGCAAGCGTATATGGGCGATTTAGAAGGCGCTCTTGATCAAAACTTACTTGGCGGCAACATTCTTGATCTTTCAAAAGCTGCGGCTGGTGGTAGCTGGATGCGTGTTGGGCGCTAAGCTAAGCGCTCTTGCACTTAAAACCCATGAAGAAAGGCACTAAGGGCACTAAAGGCAGCGGCGGCAAGAAGGGTTACTGATGGCTGACCCCAGAGCTGGCTTGTACATCAACATTAAGCGCAAGCGAGACCGGATCAAGGCCGGCTCTGGTGAGTCCATGCGCAAGCCGGGGACAAAGGGAGCCCCTACGGCCAAAGCCTTTAAGGATTCTGCCAAGACCGCCAAAAAAAAATAAGAGGCATTAAAGATGGCTGAAGCAAAAGGCTTGCAGGACAATCCGTCTATCTCCAATGCCGGCCTAGCGCTAATTAAAGAGTTTGAAGGATGCCGGTTGGTTCCGTATTTTTGCAGCTCAAAAGTTTTAACGGTGGGTTGGGGCTCGACTGGCCCACACGTCAAGGCAGGCAAGGCCATTACGCAAGCCGAAGCTGACGCTTTGTTGCTAAAAGACCTGGTGCGCTTTGAAGCTGGAGTGCACGAACTAATTTCCGTGCCTCTTACGCAGCCTCAGTTTGATGCGTTGGTTAGCTTTGCTTTTAATTGCGGCAATGGTGCCTTAGAAGAATCCACGCTGCGTCGGCGGCTAAATGCTGGCGAAGATCCCAACACTGTTGCCAAGGAAGAGTTGCCGCGCTGGACCAACAAAGGCTTGGCTGGCCTGGTGCGACGTCGTGCAGCCGAGGTAGCTTTGTTTTGTTCTGGCGCCAGTGCTGTTGTGTCTCCCAAGACCACTGACCTGACCGCTACTCACAACACAATTCTAAAAAAACAGCCAATCCCGGGCGCTGAGCTAGATAAAAAACAAAAAGCGCCTGTGCTTAAAGGCAAGGTTTATGTAGGCGCTGAAGTTTTGGCAACTGAAAGCAATCACGCCCAGGTGAAATTGCCACATGGCCTTGGCACTTGGTGGGTGTTTAGCGGTCACTTTGCAGAGTTAGACGGCGAAGAAGAAAAACCTGAGCCTGCTGGTGATGGCAGCGTCAAACTGGCTGTGCCGTACTTTGCTCAGACCGATAATTACACTCAAGCGCAACGCACCTGCAACAGTTCTAGTTGCGCCATGTGTTTGGCGTTTTTGATGCCCGGCAAGATCAAGGGCGACGATGAGTACCTTCGCAAATTAATTAGCGGCGGCTATGGCGACACAACTGATCACGGTGCTCAAGGCAAGCTGCTGGCGTCGTATGGCTTGAAGTCCAGTTGGCACGTCAACCTGGGTTTTGCAGATTTAGAACGTGAAATTAAAGCAGGTAAGCCAGTGGTTATTGGCATTTTGCATCGCGGTAGCCTTGCTGCTCCTACTGGCGGCCACATGTTGGTGGTCTGTGGCCTTACTGCCAAAGGTGACTTTGTCGTAAATGATCCGTATGGCAGTGTCAATGATGGCTATAGCGGCGCAGTGACCAATGGCAACGGAGCAATTTATAGCCGCGCAATGCTGCAAAAGCGTTGGCTGCCTGAAGGCGCTAAATCTGGTTGGGGCAGGACGTTTTAGCCTTAGCCGGTTGCTTTACCGCTTTGAGACCAAACCTTGAACCAGCTTGTTTTTCTAGTAAGCAGTGAAGCGGGCATCATTTCCTGTAGTTGAGTAATGGCCGCACGGTGGTACGGGTTGCTTTTGTCGTAGTAGTCAAAGAATTTGATGAGTTGCAGCTCGGTCATTTGTAAATCTTAGTTTCGATGGACGAAACTTTGTTTTCAATTTCGCGCAACCGGCCAAAGATTTCAACACGGTCTGCTTTGAAGTCGGAGTGAAGCTCTGAAAGGCGTTCGCCTACGGTCTCTACCGCAATGGTCAGCCTTAGGGCGCTGTCTCGCATCTCAGTGGCACGTTGCGAGCTTCCGCGCCAAAGCATTGCCGCTGCAGATATGATCGCGCCAAGCGCCCCACCTAGAATTGGATCCACGGTAACTTCGTCGCTGCACCCATTATGGCAACAGCTAAGCCACCAAGCACCACCAGGATCGGCGAATTAGTCCGGCTGTCTGTTTTGAGCTGGAGCGCCACGTTGCTAACAGCTAGTTATGCAGGCGTCTTGCCGAAAATGGACCCAACGTTCATTGCCAGCATTTTTACCGGCAGCCTTGCGTGGTACGGCATTGAACGCCGTGACCGCGATAAAGACGAAAACGTTGGTAGCACGATCAGGCGGGAGGTAGCCTCGGCTGCAAAACAACAAGCAACTGCGGCTGTGCTCGGTAAAGTAATCCCGCGGGATAGTACCAAAGGTTAAACCATGAAATGGCTTTTCCTATTGCTAGCGCTTTTACCCGCAACCGCGATGGCTCAGTCGGTCACGCCCAATTTCACCACCGGCACGGTCAACAGCACCACGACTTCCACGCAGACTGTCGCAGAGACGATTGCAATCAAGACTTACGGCGGGACACAGTTCAGCGTGACAGGCAGCAACGTGACCCCAGCGGCCAACTTAGCGGCAACTACGACCTACACGGTGACAGACGCAACGAAGGACTTTTCGTACAGCGCGGTGACCCTAGCCGCAGGCATCATCGGAACCCAAGACATCACAAGAACTATCACCACCACTTCTACCACGCAATCGCTATCTGTCTTCTCGCAGTAACACCAGCGATTGCGGAGGAACCTACCACTGTCGTAGCAGCACCGCAGTCCAGCTCTACAGGCAGCGTCACCAACCAAGCGGTGCAGATCAATCAGGGCAGCTACAACAACCAATCTTTTGGTGGTGGCTTGACGTGTAGTGGCCCGACAATGGTGTTCACGCCATTTGTTATTGGCGCTAGCACCTACCACGAAGCCACGGGCAATGCCAACTACGGCTTCCAAATGTCGATCTCAGTGCCGCTTGATCGTGAAGCTGTCAGCCTATGCAAGGCACACGCAAAGCAAAAACTGAGCAAAGAACGTTTGGATTATGAGCTAGTACGAGCCCTTAAGTGCGCCGAGTTTTTGAAGACGGGCTACGTCATCCATCAGGAGTCACCTGCCTACGTCCTTTGCGCAGACGTTTGGCTCGCGCCCAGGTCAGGGTCGATTTCCCGCGTTTCTTCTGGATCTGCTTCCAAAGCTGATTAACCACTGGCTTGAGCAGGCTTACCAGTTGCTTAAAGATGGATGTGCCAACAAGCGCAGCGCCAACGCTGACAACTGATGTAGTAGCAGCTGCCGACAAGATCTCAGCGGTAGGCACTGGCACGTCGATATTTGTGCCGGGTATTGTGATTGAAGTTGTTTCTGTTGCTGGCTGTGGAAGATCCGTGGGGACAACTTCAACGGCAGATTCTTCTGACTGCGGCTCTGGTGGCGGGATTTCTATTTGTGGCAATACTACCCTTGGTAGCACTGGCGCCTTTGCTGGTTGAGCGGGCGCAGCAGGCTTCTCCTCTTCCTCCTCCTCAGCAGCCGTAGGTGCGCCAGTGTCGCTCTGTACTGGCAGCACTGGTGGCGTAAAACTAGGTAGGTCTACACGTGGCATTTCCAGCATCGGTGCTGGCAACAGCGGAACTGGTGGTAGCGGTATTACTGGTGGTAGGGGTAGGCTGTTCATATCGTTGCCACTGATAGATGGCCGCCCTAACCAACGCTGTGATCTTGAAAGCAGCAGCCCTGTGCCGTGACGTGTATGCCCATGAGCGCGACTACATCGTAGATACCAGCCTAGGCTTCACGATTATTGCGATAGAAGGCACCAAAGAAAAGCTGGATTGGGTCACCAATCTTAAGTTCTTATTTCGCAGCGACGATACGCACCGTGGCTTTAAGGAAAACGCGCTGCGGGTAATTAAGCAATTGTTCATGCGTGAGAGCATCAATTTTAAGACGCAGATCGTTGTTTGCGGCCACAGTCTTGGTGGTGCTACGGCCACGGTATTAGCTGATCTGTTGCGTCAAGACGCTGACCGTGACGTATGTCTGGTCACTCTGGGCTCACCACGCCCAGGCGGCAGGAAACTGCGTAAGCGGCTGGCTGACCTTACCCACATGAGGTACGTCCATAGCGACGACGTGGTCCCGCAGTCGCCACCGTGGCTGACCGGCTACGTCCACACGCATCCTGCCGTCAAGTTGGCTGATGCTAATGGCGAGAAATGGTTAGACAAAGTGTCCGATCACGACGTAGGCGCTTATTGCACGGCATTAGCCCTTGCCTTGGCCCCGTAACTGCTTGCGCCCATGTGAAGGCTTGCTGCGTTTTCCATTACCTTGCCGCGTTGTTTTGGGCTTAGTTTTTTGGTATTGAAGCGTAGCAACGCCAACCTTGGACTTAACTACCACGGCACTCCATCA